AAGGTGAAGCCTGCTGATGTACCTGCAACGGTTACTGCGGTTGTGGCAAGAGTAGCCTGGTCTGCGCCATCTTTAGCATTTGGCAAACGAGAAGACTCAACAAAGAATGCTCCTTCGTAATCGCCAATTTCTCCTGCCCATACGTTATTAACGGCTGGGTCAGAGTTGATGTGAGCGAAGTTCCAGCCTAGGTTTCCAGACTCTGCACGCAGGTCGTGGGAAACTTCTGGGTGGATACCGCACCAGTAGTAAGAACCACGGCGAGCCTTGGCCTTATTAGCACGGAGTTTAGCGACAGCCTTGCGGATGTCTGCTGAATCAATTGTTGCGGCTGCAGTAATTGTTGCGGTGCTTGTAGCAGTGCTACCACCATAAATTACGTTAGTTCCGCCGATAAGAGTTGTTGAAACAACCTTGTCAATAGAATCAGCAAGGTTGTATGCAATGATATTTGCAATTGCTGGGTCTACGTCTGCTAGTGAGAATAACTCAAGAGCGCGGGTTACTAGGACAGCATTACCATACTCGTTAAGAGTAATGGTTACTGATGTTGGGGTTGTTAGAGCAACTGCATCTGGGTCAGTTGTCTCTGTGAGTGTTGAAGTTTTTGCATCCAAGTCAACATAGCGCTGTAGCACTACAGTTGAACCTGGGATTGCTTGACGGGCAGGACGCTTATCTGCGACAGAACGAAGTAGTGGTTCTGAACGGAGAGCGAACTCGAGAAGACGGTCATACGCCTTCTGTACGAGACCTGCGCCACCAGCAGTTCCACCGAGAGACGTGCTCGCGGTTGATGTATATTGTGACATTAGTTTTAGTCTCCTTGACTATGAACGGATTATTGTTGTGAACGCAAGAGACTTAGAATCTCCTCGGTAGAGGATGCGCTATCTAAGCGCGATTCAACATCTTGCGTTTTGTCGGGAGTAACCGCTCCCTGAGTAAGAACATCTTGATTGCGTAATGCAGCAAGGTTGTTCTTGTCTATTTCGGGGGCATCTGACATTTTAATTCCGAATAGGTCGGCATTATCTCCAAGCCAGTTAGTAACTGTCTCTTCGTTAATTTCTTCCAAGTCTTTCATAATTAAACGTGCAGCCTTTAGGTTTACGCCCTTCTTTTCTAGGACCTGACGGACGGTTGATTCTTTCTTATCTTTGAGGAATCCCTCAAGTTGTTCAGAAAGTTCCTTGATACGTTTTTCATCTGACCTTTTGGCTTTGCGTAGTTTCTTAACTAAGTCATTGCCATCTAGACCATCATTGGTATCTAGTTCGTCTTCTTCGTCTTCCCAGTAGTTGTTGCTCATAGCAACCACCCTTCTATTCGTTGTTAGTCGCAAGCCTCAATTACCACGCGGGGACTGTGGGTTGGCTCTTGCTATCGGTCTGATACGCTGGCGGGGCCGATAGGTCCGCTCAGGATTCTATTTAGAAAGCGCGATTTGCTCTGCGCTGTGATGCAAGTGGTAGTTCTGCTCGACCTGCTCTAGCACTATATCGTGCTATTTCTTGTTCGCCTAATAGTTCTAATTGTTCAAGTTCTTTTGCAGATTGACTAATAAGAGCCTTCTCTAAACCTACTTGACCAATGTCTTGAACTTTAGATATTTCAGAAAGTTTAGTTGTGGTAGGAAGTGCTCTAGCAATCTGACTAAATTTAGGCGTTATAGAGGAAAAGGTTTGACCACTGCGAGCATATTCTTGTGCTCTACCTAAGTCTAATCCACCAATTCTATTGATTGCTCCAAGTCCTTGTTGCTCTGCAGCGGCTAGGACTTCATACTGCTCAAGTTCATCAACAAGTTCGTCGACACCTTTTTGTCCAGTAAGAAGGGTTTTAGCAAGAGTAGTTCTATCGACAGTTGGGAAGTAACGACCCAAAGTATCCTTAATGGCTTTAGGAGCCATATCAATACGTTGATATACTTTGGCTATCTTGTCGGCAATAGTGCTAACCGAGTTGCCCTTGCTAATAAGTTCAGTTGTAAATTCATCAGTTGCGATACTTCCTAAATTGGCCTGATTAAGAACATCCGCCATCTTTGCTTGAGATACAACATACTCTGCAATGGTCGGAACAAGCACTGGTTTACCGCTGGCCTTTAAATCTTGAAGGGCATAGATGCCTTTAAACCTGTCAGTAAATGGTTTTAGTTCTGGATTATTACGGGCATCAAGTAAGGCTAGATTAAAAGAATCATCTACTGATGAGCCAGTTCTATAAAACTTTGATACTGCACCGTAAAGAGCATCTGCCCAAGGCTTAGCAGCCTCAGTTGCCCCAAAGAATAATGCTAAAGTATTTTTAAATGTATCTCTGGCTAGGCTTGGACCTGTGACTGTGGTTGCATTATTGGCAGTTGCTGCAGTAGTAATCTGATTACTGCCACCTCCAAAGTTGCCTGGGACATAAGTATTAAAACCAGATATGCGTCTTTGTTTCCACTCGACTCCACCACCAGGTTGTCTTACAAAATACCATTCATAACCAGATTTTAAGCCTGTAGTAGGAGGTTTTGATATTTCCCCAGCAGAACCTTTGGTAGTTACCAAAGCGCTAGGTATACCTAATGCTACATTGCCCTTTTGTGCTTCTTCAAGCCCTTTTCTTGCTTCTACTTGAGCAGGGCTAAGGCCAGTCTTAGGGTCGCGTACATAATAAGGGTCAGGGGTTGTGTCTTCTTCAATAGGCATAGGTGGCTTTGATGCTCCCATTGAAGCCTCTTCGCCCATACGGAATTTTCCATAATCAGGAAAAGATGAAGCGTTTGCTTTTAATCGAAGATTGGCTAAATTTGTTTCCGCTTCTTCAAGCATAGCCTGAAGTTGTTTTTGAGATAATTCAGGAGTTTTTGTTTTTTTCTTAGCCATTTATACTCCGTATCCTGCTATGCGACCAAAACCTGTAGCAAGTTCTCGTGCAGCATCGTTAGCCCAAGATGTCTTTTCAGCATTTGGATGGTTCTTAAGATAATTAGTCCAGTCAGCAAGGCTACCCATAGGAACCTTGCCCGCTGTTCCGTCTGGACGAACAAACTTATCTAAGTCTGGGTCATCTAATTCAATCATAGATGGGTCTATTTCCCACCATTTAGCCATCAAGTTTATATTTGGTTGGAGCAAGTCCCTAACAGTAAGATTTGGATTTGCTCGAAGGCGGTCAGCAAATAGTGGATAAAGTTCAGCAGCCTTGGCGTTAAAGTCTTTTTGTAGGCTAGTTAAATCAACCTCACCCTTGCCTAGTTGAACAGCATAGTTAGCAACTTCTTTATCACTTAAATATCCTAAGCCATTAGACTTAAGTATATTTCTTAAGGCATCAATCTGATTGATAACTGAAGAAGGTAGGGTCTTAACGTCGCCAATGTTTGTTTTAGACCATAGGTAGTTTCTAGCAAAAGAGTTTGCATCAAAGGCGGCGCCACTAACAATTGTCTCTTGAGTTCCATCTGGAAGAACTTTAATTTGGGTTTGTTTGCCCCCAGACTTGGCTGCTTCTGTTAGTTTCTTATAAAAGTCAGCAAGGTCTTGTTCCCCAAATTGAGCAAATGAACCTTGTGAAAAACCTAGTTGCTTGGCAGCATTACTCAATATTGCATCAGAGGAAATCTTGTCGTATGAGGTATAGGTTATAGCCGTATCACTGGTCTTAGGGGCATTCTTTAATTGAATCTCCAAGATGTCCCAAGGAGTATTCTTTTTGCCCTCTTTGTAAGAAGCAACTGCAGCATCTATAAGACTATTAAATACGGTCCTGCGAGCAGCATCGGTAGGTTGACGATTCTGGACAGCAATTACATACTCGGCAAGAATTCGTTGAGCAGATTTGGATAGAGTAGAAAAGGACTTCTTGATAAAGGCAGAATCTTTTTTAACTAGATTACCATCTTTATCTGGCATCCATATATAGTTAATAGTCTTTCCAGTACCTTTAGCAGAAAAATCTAGACCAGAGGTATCTGGTGGCGGAATGGTTGGTTTTCCGTTATCTCTATATCTACTCATTACCTACCTCTGTTAGACTATCGTTTTCAAGATATCTGTCAATGATGTTTGCAAGTTTTGGGTCTACTAATGGAATCACTTGGTTAAGATATTCATTCCAAGCATTCTGTACTTTTGATTTACTCCCCGAAGGAGCATCTTGGTATAACTTAACATAATTATCTCTATATCGCATCAATGCTTCTGTGTCTACCCAGAACTGAGTGTTGCCGTGTTTCTTCATAAAAGCATCGTTGTTGACAATCTTAGTTAAACCCCAAGCATATTTGTAAGGAGTATTTTGGGACTTTCTTGAATTAAATTCAAATTTCCAATTTGGACTAAACTCACCTAATTGATTTGCATAGTTTTTAAGTGCATCGCGTAAGACTTCTACGGAAGCATAACTTGCAAATCCTTTATCTCTAGCAAGTTTGTTAAGGTCAGCCTTATAGGCTACATACGCATTCCAAACTCTACCTACTTCAATATCTTTTTCAACATCTGCTATTGACTTAAGCGGTAAGTTTAACGTTGTTCCGTCAGGTAGAGTAACTCCTGGTTTGTTTAAAATCCTGGCTATATTAGGGTCTGACTTTTCACCAGCAAGGTCGGCAGTAATAAGACCGACAAGGTTCTTATCTTTAAGAGCCAAGTCTTTTGCAAGACCTGAAAAATCTTCCCATACCCTCTTGTATCCTTCAGCCGTTGGGGTAATATAAGCAGCCTTAGGACGGCGCTTTGCGCCAAAATACAAACGTTCCATTGGGAATGGATTCTTTGCACCAAATGCCAGAACCTGAGTATTGAGTTCAACTTCGGCAGCAGCCTTGGCATCTCTATCACTCATACCCTGAGCCTTATACTTATCAACAGCATTTCTAAAGTATGTTGAAAAGATACTGTCAGGACGAGAATCTACTACTGCTGGAGTGCCAAGAATAGAAGCAAATTGCCAAGCCGCTTTTTCAAGAAATTTTGCTTTTGCTGCTTTAATTACTGATTTTTCTGTGGGTTTTTTACCAATCTCCATATCATATAAAGCCATTTGATAATTCCACTCAGAATTTACAGAGTCAACCCATTCTTTCTTTGAGTCGTCTCCATTGAGATATAACCAAAAGTTACGAGCCCAGGCTGGGGTAAATACCTGGCTTCCAGCCTTGCCTAAATCTGTTTCAAGACCATATGGAAATAACTCTTCGTAAGAATACCCAGGTAATTTACCAAATGTATCTTCAATTGCTTGCTTAATAATCTTATCGTTTCCAGGCTTTAAGGCCAATACTTGACCTAAAGCAGCAGGAACAATATATGAAGGACCAGCAAAGTTAGCAAGGAAGTTTATAGCCCTAGTTCCAACCATTATCCCTCGGCCATCTTTTAGGCCAAGTTCTTTAGTTCCAGGAACCAATAAATATTCTGCATCTAAAACATCTTCAACTGGATTTCCATATTTATCTACACCGAAGGAGTTATAAACTCCATAGTAAGAGTTAAGAAACCCAGACATACGCTGAGGCGATTTCGCAGCAAAGCGAGTATAACGATATATACCGCTAGCAGATGCGTTAGGGAAAGCAAGAACAGTACGAGCAGCAAACAATGCTCTATTCTGACGACGTACCGAATAGAATGTTTTTTCTGCTTCTCTAACCATCTCAATTGCTGCTGCTTGACGAACTGAGTTAACAGTTCCCGTTGTAATATCATAGCCTTGAGATGATAATAATTCTAGTTTTTGCGCAGTACGTGTCTTAAGTTCTACGCTACCCCAAGCCCAACGAATCATATTTTCAGGAGCAGAAAGAACTGACCAGGCACTGCCTGTAAGTCTGTCGAATCCATCTAAGAAACCTTTGGATTGCATAAGAGGTGTTGCGTAACTATTATCAAGCGGATTAATAGGAGTCAGTCTATCTAACTTGTCGCCCAATAGTTGGGCTAATTGATTTCCACGAACCTCACCTTGAAGAGCAGCGGCTCTTGCTTCTAAAGTCGGTAGATAACGATTAACATATGAAATCTGGTCATCAATTATATCTATGATTTCTGAAGGGTCACGACCAAATTCATCTGCGTAAGAACGTCCTGGACGCTTTAAACCCCAAGTCTGAATAATTTCATCACGAGAACGACCAGCAAGAATCTGGTCAACTAATGGGTCTCCACGCATATAGTTATTGACAGTATAAGCAAGTTCGTCAAAATATAATGGGTTAGTAACATCAGTAATATTACCTGCTGTACGACGACCTAATAAGTTAAGACGAGAGGCAAATTGTTTATCGCCGAGAATTTCAATTTGACGTGTATTGCGGTTAGATATTTCAGCCTTATAAGCAGAACCTAAATGATTCTGACTTTCAAGACGAGGAAGCATAACAGTCTGTCCATTACTTAAGACATAACCTTCTTCTTCTTGACGTCCGCGTTTACGAATCCGAGCATTATCTACAACAGAGAACTCATCAGCAAGTTCTTTACGGGTTGGTCCCATAGAAACCAGTAATGCATCGATATCGTCATAAGCACTTTTAATAGTAGTATTAAGAACATTAAGGTCAGGGGCAAGAGTATTGATATCTCCTGCAGCCTTTGTAATAGCCAACTCCGCAGCGCGGATTTCTCCTGCAATCTTTGGGTCTTTTAATGTCTTAAGATATTGAACTCGTCGAATTAAACCATAAAGAGTTGGGACTTCTTCTCTTTGTAATCCAAACTCTCTAGCCCTATCACGCATTCTTGTTTCTAGATTGTTAATCAATCGCTCGGCTGCTTTAAGGTCATCTGCTACTTGAGCAGCATTATTAGCCTTAGTCATAGGAGAACGGGCAGTTGGTGCAACAAAGAACTCAACCCATTCGGCTACAGCATTATCAACTATATCTACAGCCTTGTCATACTGGTCTGTTAATAGACCGTATTCTTCTTTAATAGCCTCTCGGCGTTGTTTACTTTTAATATTGGCTTTATTGACCAACTGATTAAATCTTTGTCTATTATTAAAGAGAGTATTTCTAGTAAAAGTCTGTGCACTGTCGGCAAGAAATTTAGAACCTTGAGACATAATTGCTGCATTCATTGGCTCAAAGATAGAGTTTTTAGGAATATATGCTGGGCGAACTAATTGAGTAAATGAGAATAACCTATTGCCACCTTCAAAAAGAAAACGACCAGCAGAAGTAAAAGTCATCTTAGTTGGATTTAAAGCACCATCTACACTACCTGCCTCACGAACAATTTTACCGACTGGTATGAGTGGAGTAGAACTTGCTAGTTGGCGCTGAGTCTGTGGGTCAATCACTGCTCTAACACCGCTTGGGTCCATAGCAAAAGAATCACGTTTTAAGTCAGAATGATACTTAGTAAGGTTTTCTGAAAACTCATTAATGAATGCTTGAGCCTGATTACGGCTAAGACCCATAGTTGCCAAAACATCAACTGCTACTTCTTTGTTTATTTCTTGGA